GCTGTCTGCCTTGGTAACGTAATCCTTGGCCATTTCTTCGCGGGTCTTGTTCAGCAGAATATTGAGGCGCTGCATCTCGTCCACAGCGCTTTTCAGCACCCAGCCGATCAGCCCCAATCCGGCAGTAAGAGCCGCCGTCCAAAGCATGTCAGCATCCATCAGTAAGACCCTTCCCAGACGCGCATCTTGGCGAACTCGCCTGACATCATCTTACGCTTGACGACTTCCTTGGCCGCCTCTGTATCAGACCATGATACACCGGCCTCCTTGAGCCATGCGCCAAGCACAGCGCCGTCTACGAAGCCCACAAGCCGGTTTTCGCCTGACATGCCTATGCCAGCGTCTTTCGCTGCCTGCGCGTCTCTCAGAGACTGGCTGACGTCGTGTCTCTGCTTGATGACCATGTGGCCATGCTCAAAGTCGATCTTTTCAGAAATCTTCGCCATGTCTTATTTCTTCTTGGCGCGTTTCGTCGGTGCGGGTGCAGGCGCCGGCGCAACATCGCCAAGCACTTTCATGGCGTCTGGGCGAACACGCATAAGCGTTTCAACCTCTGCGTTGGGCAGCTCGGCGTTGTCGCCTTTGACCAGCTTGCCGATTGACGTGTGAACCTTGTGGCCTACAACTAAAACTTTTTTCATGTCGATCCCTCGTTAAGCAGAAGGGGCGCAAACCGCCCCTTCTTTTATTATATTACGATGTGGTGTTGTCGTAAATCGCGCCGTTGGCTTTCTCGTTTTTCGAGCAAAGCGCCAGCTCTGTGGTCACCTGACGTGTGGTATTGTCGCCATTTTTGGCCAAGGCAACGTTCTTGGTTCCACGCAATACTGCGCATTCCCACATATTATCTTGGAGCACGAACACATCGCGGCTACGGTTCTCCCTCGAGGGCATAAACTGTACTGTACCCCACGGAGTCACGTATACTGCCAGTGATTTTACAACAGTCTCGTCACCGGCTTGTACCGCTGAACGCTGGTTGTTGTTACCAGTGAAGCCCAGAGCAACATTCATCTGGAAGGCTGACAGATATACTGTATCTGGCTTGCCGCCTTCTTCCCAGATTGACTGCATAACGTCGTCAAACTTGGCCTGCGAAAACGCAGTTGGAGTGCCGTCGTCTGTACGCGCGTCTGTGCCGTCGCCGGTTGGGTTTGCACCAGAGTTACCAGACTGGAAGTTCACATTTGTGATCAACCATGATGGTACACCACCAGTTTTACGCGCAGCAGTGTTTGACCCTACTACGTTACCTTGGTTGGCAAACAACGCCTTTTCGATGTCGAGCTTCTGCTCTTTAGCGATAAGCAATGTCTGGTACGCCAATTCTTTCGCGCGGCCTGCATTGTCTACTGCTTCATCGGTGTCTGACACGACTACAGCGTTCTTAAAGATCTGTGTGCGTGCGCCGAGGCGTACAGTTGGAGTGACGGCATCAGCAGTTGTTGCGTCGCCTTCAATGTGAGCGTTTACGGCTGACGCGCGCAACGCTTGTGTTTGCCACTCAACCAAAGTGTTCTTGGCTTTTGTTTTAGCAGACTTGCTGTAAAACGGTGTTTCAGATGGGTCTACATTGTAGATTACATCTGACAAATCTTCACGGATGCCCACGGCATCATATGTGTCGAATGTGTTGGTCGGCTGTGCCATTTTCTCGTCCTTTCAAGACTTAGCTTTTTAACATCAAGCTCAATGCGTCGTCGATTGAGCCTGTCTTCTGCAAGCGCTGTTGCGCTTTTTTACGGGTAGCAGCTTGTCCGTCTGGGCGTTTCTTTGCACCAGCTTTGACAACGGGTCGGACGCCATCAGCTTTTGACTGTGACTTCTTCCTATTGGCAACCAGTTGGCGATATTTACGCGCGTCGTTTAACGCCCGCACATATCTAGCGTCGGATACGCCAGCCATCTCTTCGGGCGTGAAGCCGTAGTGGATGCCTGTGTCCATGATCTCAGTCTTGAGCATTTCGCCCTTCTTGGGATCTGCGATCTCAGGGATATACTGTTTCAGCACCTCCGCTTGCTCGGCAAGGTAGGCTTGTCTAGCCGCTTGCTGTTGCTGCGCTTGCTGCTGATGCATTCCCTGCAACTGGTACAATTGCTGGTCGTGCGCAGCCTTTGCCTCGTCATATGTGAGCTTCGCTTCCATGTATCCAATCGGATCTTGGTCAAAAAGCTCTTTTGACGGTGGGGTTGGGGCTTGCAGACCACCTTGCTGGGCTTGTTGATACATAGCCAAGACTTGTTGCTGCTGTTGGGCCAATGCCTGAGCCTGCTCCTTGTATTGCTTTTCCAAGGCAGCATTTTCCTGCATTTTTTGATTGATGTAACCCTGACCCGCCGCAGATTGCTTTAACTGATCCAGTGTCCAACGCTCTTCTTTTCCGTTAATTTTAACGGGGATGAGGTTGGTGTCTTCAGCCGCCTCTACTAGGTCGTCGTCATCAATTTGGTCATCTTCGACATATTCTGCGTCTTCTATGTCATCGCCGGATGCCTCGACGTCATCATTGCCCTCTGCAACATCTTCAACTGCTTCGCTCTCAACGTCTTGAGTTGGCGCTTCAGCTGCTTCCACTGCTTCGCTTTGATTTTCTTCACTTGGCTCTGGGGCCAGCATTGCCTCTACGGCATTATCTAGGCTAGTCGCTTCCACGGTGCTAGTTCCTTCGTTTGCGATCTAAAATGAGCTCTGCCGCAATTGCAGCGTCGAGCGTGTCACCGATCTTGTTTAACGCACGCAGTATTGCGTGCGCCTCCTCGCGCATCTCTATGTCAGAGGCTGCGCTGTTGGCGAAGATGCGCATTTGCTCTCCGCGAACATCGTCCACAAACGTCTGAAACGCCGTGTCATTCTTTAGCCGTTTTGCGTCGTCGGCTTGTATGCGGATGTCGGCGCTCATTGAGGCGTACCTTGAGCCATTCCGCCGATCATGCGAACTTTATCCTGCTCTGCCTTGATGCGAGCCGTATCCACTGCGGTTCCGTATTGGCCATATATCTTGGCGGCGTCTACCATCAGATCCTGAGCCATCTGGTCACGCTTCAGATCATCGTCTGCGGCTGCCTTCTGTGCGTCGAGTTGCAGCTTCATCATATCGGTCTGCGCCTTGCTTTGCGCCTTGATCTGCTCAGCCTGCAGGAATGCGGCGTTTGGATCTTGCTGCTGCCCCTGCTGCGCCATCTGTTGCTGCTGTTGCTGCTGCATCTGCAGCATCTGCATTTCGATTTCCGGCGTAATCGGCGCAAAGTAGCGGTCGGCATTACGCACGCCTGCAATGGCCAACTGGTCTGCCAGCGTGTTGCGGATGTTGGTCAGCGACACCAATCCGTTCATCGGCCCATATTGCTGGTAAACCATCTGCTGCATTTGCAGCGCCATCGCCAAGGCAGACTGCTTCTCTTCTTCGCGGCCAGTGCCAAGCCCGACGTTGATGCTGATGTCCATAGACGTATCCCAGACACGCGGATCGACGGGGATATACTGCCCGTTCATCCGCATCATGACCTCTTCGTCCATGTTCTTATTCATCAGGCGCAGCATGACGCCAAACAAGTCACGCAGGCCGTCAGCCAAGTTACGCACCATCACCTCTGTCTGGCCCGCAGCGGCTTGCACAGACGCCTGAACGGCTGCCTTGGTGGTAGACTGCAATGCGTCAGGGTTAAGCCCCACAGAGGCGCTTGTGACGCCTGTCTTCTGCTCTGTAAGCTGATCCATATATGCCAGCGCAGATAGCGTCTGGCCGGCGACAAATGGCACGCTCAGATCCTGCACAGATCCGGCTTGGCGCATCCGCACAAGTGAGCCAATCTCGTTATTCAGCACATCGTCAATATTCACAGCGCCGTCCACGATCCCAATGCGCGGATTGTTGGTCATCGCCACGTTATCTAAGATGCCGCGCAGAATAGACGTCGCGGCGTCCTGATCGTTTTCCACCAGCTCAGACAGGCTGTGTCCGTACCAACTATGTGGCTCTGGGTCGATCTCAAACTTGGCAAACGGGATCTCGTCGCACGGCATGAAGTCTAGCAGCTCGTATGATGTGCCGCCGCAGAGAAACTTGTGCAGCACCGGCACGCCGGTTCCGTCCACGTCCATACGCATGTAGGCTTCTGTGATGCCCACAAGCTTCATGGACGGGTCTAGCTCGTCTTCGTCTGACAAGTCTTCCTCGTAGCCTTGGCGCTCAAGCACCTCTGCGCCAGACATATCGTTTGTGCCGTCAAATGGCGTCAGGTTGGAGATGACCTCAAAGTCGAAGCCCATCTCGACCAGATCGCCGACGCGCATATCTGTGCGGTGCGCCACGACATATGCGTCATCGAATGACCGGCAGTCGCGGTTGACGAAGAACTCTTCCGGCGGGATGCTTTCAATACGCAGCTCGCCCTTCATCTCCGTGCGACTAATCTTGACCGAATGGACAGGAAGCTCGACGTCCATGCCCATCTCGTCCATCTCGATGGACATTTCCATGGTATGCTCGATCACCTCCACGTCATCTTCTTGGATCAGGAACGTGTATTCGTCATCAGACAGGTCGGTGTAGGTGTATATCTCGGCCACGGGGTAGTCGTGCCAATACGCCTTCACGATGCCCTGCTTCTTGACCATAGCGTCTTGGAAGGCGTCGTTTAGCACGCGGTATCCGTTCAAACGCGTGAACTCATGCTGGATGTAGCTGGTGGCCTGCTCGGCCAATGCAACGTCTTCTGGCCCCTTCGGGATAAACTCTACCGGCCTCGCGGTGGACATGAAGATCCGCATCAGGCT